AAGAAATTTTTTCGATGTAGCCGTCAGTGCTTCTTGAAAAGACATAGTTCTCATCATGTGTTTAATAGAAGCATCGTTGTAAAACTTTTCTTTTTCCAATGCTGATAAATGACCACCAGCCAAAGCCTGATTTAACTTGTATATTCTTTTTTGAACTTTCGACCTATTCTCTAAAGTGTCTATCATTTTTTGTTCTTCTTTAAGGTCTTCATTTCTTGCTACGGATATGTATTTAAACACCAATAACATAGAAGAAAGTTGTTGCATTAATTGATAAACTGAGGGAATACCTGCCGTAGCCCTTGTAACGATACTTCTTACAATACCTTTTTTATTACCAATAGTTCCTAAAGCCGCTAAACGACTAACTAAATCTTCCGAAGCGGTTTCAGTATCTAAAAGTAGTCTATTAATATCTTCCATTCCACCCTTGATTGAATCAAGTTCTCGGCGTAATTTATTCATATCCATATAATCACTTCAATTTATTTTTGTTTAATTGTTTTGATTCCTCTTCCTTTGTTATAGAAAACATAATCATAAAATCCCTAACCATAGAATAAGGCATTTGGTATGCCTCGGCGGGACTAATATGTAATTCCTTAGCCAAGATATATAAAGTTATCCGAGAAGCGATAACAGGGGAATCTATTCTACCCCCACTTAAGGCTGTTCGGTAGACTCTTTTAAATCTTCATCCCCCTCAAGAGCGAAGGGGTCGGGAAGGATTTCTTTAATTTGATTTCCAACATACGGAGTAAGTCTAATAAATTCAACCGGTGAAAGTTGAGGTTCAGTTTTATCTACAAATGCTTCCCAAAGGTAGCGGAATAGCGTGTCCATTTCAAGAGAAATATCTTGAGTGCGAGAGTTTAAGTTAATGAGTTTTGCCTGTGCTTTTTCTAATTGTAAAAAAGTGGGTTCCTTAATCCAAACCTTGAGGTACTCATCACTATCGGGGGCTACACGAATATAATGTAGGGTACTTTCAGTTGTCGCAAATAGGCTACTCTTATTCTTTACTGTCTTTCTATCCATAGGTATTCACCTTGTTAATAACTACGCAAGGGTTGGTCTTTAAACTTATCCTTGAATAATCCAATTTGTTGCATGAGTACACGAATGTAACTCAAGAGGTTGAATGGTCCAATTAACTGTAATCGGTCCTTTGTCATTTGTAAGTGGGAAGTCTGCACTTGTTACCATGTAGTCCTTGAAAACCATTGACAATGTTTCATCATTGGTTGCGGTGTCTTTGGTAAAGGTAAGTTTAATTTGATTGCCGTCAGTTCCATTGAGAGAGGTAGCGGCATTGTTTCGCAGTTCTTCAAAGAGGAGGTTGTCAGTGACTAATCCTGTAAAGGAGAGATTATACACCCTTTGACCTGCAATATGAGTTTGACTGTTCTTATCATAGCGGCCAATAAATCTCTTTGGTTGTAGGCTGTTTGAAATATCCAAAGTCATGTTCTCAATGCGAATATATTCCTGTCCAAACATTTCAATAGTGCCATCGGAGAAGAAAAATGGTCGTAAATTTTCTTCACTAATAGATGATTGTCCTCCTGCTGGAGAACCAAAGTTCACCCATTCTTGAAGGTCGGTAGTTTTGTTTGCTGTCACATAATTGTTTGGTGCTGTGAAGGTATTTTTCGAGTTAAAATTAACTGTCATTTTCATTTCCTGTCCAGCATCTGCTGTAAGATTAACACTTTCAACTTGACAACCGGGGTAAATCTTAGAATAAACTGTTTCCGAAATATTTCTTGTTACACCATTTACAGTAGTTGAAGTAATATCAACTTCTTCCGTAGCCATACTTGCTGGCTTTTTAAGTGTATATTCAAGTGCAAATGAAGGTAGGTCTGCTGTATTATTTTCACTAAAGGTGTAAGTAATTTTATTTGTTTGAGTAAGATTAACACTTTTAATATTTGTATCATCCATACCCTTTTGTTTATTTAGTGGAGGGCAGACTACATTATCAATTGTTCGGTGAAAACCTGCTGTATTTACATTAGAATCATAGATAAAATTATTTCCAGTAAGGTTGGTTGAAGTAAAGAAATCATCTGCGGCCATTGTTACCGAACCTTCATTAGATACCGTGGTAATTTCTTTTGAACCTAATGCGTAGTAAAGCCATGAAAAGTTATTTGCAGATAGGGAAAAATTACCACCGGAGGTAGTTTCTGCACCCTTAAATTGATAAGCCATATTTCTACTACCTGAAGAAAGTGCAATTTGTTTCATCTCAATTTGTGTTTGAGGAACTTGCACTGAGTCAGTAAGTCCAATCCAAGTATCGGAAAGAAGTCGAGGATTAGAACCGTCTTTAGGTGCTGGAACAGGTGCGCCAATATGTTGAATTACACCGTAGTAATTTGTTGCTGTTGATATAATTGCTGAATCAATAGTATTTGCCACTGAAATTGTAGTAGCCGTATTTGAAACAATCATGGCCTTGTCAGTAAAGGTGTCACCACTGTTTAAATAAATTTCTAAAATGCACCCACGATACAGATTAGGAACAAGAAGAAGTTCTCCTGTAAAAGAAGAGTTAAGAGTAAAAACTGCATTAGTGGCAGGAACTGTGACGAGAGTAATTTCAATAACAGGGTTTGTTCCCGATGAAGTAAATGTCACTTCATCTCCAACAGAAGTAATATTATAACTACTACCTCCCGCTACAACTGTGACGGCTGTAACTGCACCACCAGCAGTATTTGAATTTACGGTCACACCACCGTTAACATCTTCTGTTGTATCTGCAACAAAACCACCTACGGTATTTGTAATAGTAAGAACACCTAATGCTCTTGAAACTGAAACATCTTCACCACTTAGGGCTTGAAGAACCATTTCTGCAATTTGACTTCCAGAGGTTCCCGAAGCAATTGAAGTAGAAACCGTAATATCTCTATCTGCGCCTGTGGCTTTAGGAGATTGGTCTGCATCATTTAAAATAACTGCAACTGTTTCTGTTCCATCAACACCTGCAATTGAAAGAGTAAAAAATCCATCCTGTCCAGCATCTCCGTCTTCGTAATTAGTTCCGGTAGCATCTATAAAAGTTAAAACTGTTGTATGTGCTGAAAGCGTTAAAAGTAATTCTCCACCTGTTCCTGTTGTAGGTTGTCCAGCAACAATACCATCACTATCAATTGTTGTTTGACTTGCTAAAATTTGAGTTCCCGCCGTTTTAACAGTAGCAGAAGCAATTGCACCCGTAGATGTTGAGGAATTTGCCACACTCGCAAATGTCCCTAAAAATATATCTTGTTCAGGTATCATAGATACCATCGCCCCGCTGTCCATCCAAACTTCATTACTTACCATTTTTAATCACCTTTTATTACAAACTGTTGGCGAATCTCTTCATAGTCACATTTATTCTATATCCAAATATTCTTGATTTTTTGTCATTAGCGTCAGTTCGGCTTCCTAATACGAGATGTTTAATGTTTTCTTCTAAACTTCCTGCACTTCGGAACCAGCCCCTTCGGTTTGTTTCAATGATGTATCGCACTATCTTATAAAGGTTTTCTATTCTATCTCTACCAAAAGTAGAACCCGAAGGTGCAACTCTCGCATTATCATTTGTTCGCCTATCATCTTGTTTTGTTCTAATTGAAATAGACATTTCGTGAGTTTCGTTTCTTACAGACCAATCACGAGTAGGATATTCCACAGTTTGAGAGTTTTGCATTACTGCAATAACATCTAAAGAAGGTGTAGTATTATCCCCAGCAGTTTCTCGTGCGGCACTAATTCTTACTCTATTACCACCTCTTCCGGGTTTTGTAGTATTGCGAGCAGAACTCATATCTCGTATATCCATAATTTGTGGTTTAACTCTATGAATTGCAGGAATAGCAGAACCTAATGCTATTACGGCAGTTTCCCAATATTCATCAAGTAATGTAACTAAATATGTAACTTCATCCACGATTTCTTCTCCCCCTTAATCCTTCTTCTAACCTTTCCTCTTGTAAATCACCTTCGGCTAAATTATCTTGATAATCATTCATTTCATCCCAATCTTCTTGGTCATAATCGTATATATCGTCGCCTTCATAATCCGAATAAAAATCTTCTATCCATGTATCAAGAATACCTTCTAATTTCTTACCTTCGGAAAATTTATCTTCTATAAGTTCTTCTAAACTTATTGTTTCTAATGCAGAAATATTCCCAATCCAATATTTTCTTTTTTCATAATAATCATAAAATTCTTCCTTTACCTTTTCGTACAATTCTGGAGATTCAAACTTCCAATCCATACCATATGTTCTTTTTGCTAAATCTACTTGTGCTTCAAAAATTTTGTCCCCAAATGTAATTTGTTTCTCCGCCGTAACTTTAACACGATTTATAAATTCCGAAAAAACACTTTCCATTCGTGAAATTTGCCTTCTATCATAAGTAATATTCGTTATATACACTTTAAGTTTTTCTGAAAGTTTTGAAAATCTATCAATAAAATCATCTAAAACAGAATACTCTTGTCTTCTTCTGCGGTTTTGATGTTCAAATAGTAACATTGTTAATTCTTTTTTGTTTGCTACTAAAGTTATAATTGGTAATGTTAAAGCCAAATATCCGTCATCAGTTTGTGTCTTATTGTCTATAATAAAATCTGTTTCCCATCTGTCATTTCCAGTAAAAATTAAATTAAGTTCAGGAACTTTATCCATATCTGAAGTTAAATCATTATAAATTGTTTCTTCAATAGTCGTAATTAATTTTTCAGGAATTTCTGGAGGGTTAAATTCGTCCGATAGTGGGTTATCCTTCGGTTCTATTTTAAGAATACTTTGCCATGTGTTAATTTTATCATTAGATAATTTAAAAGAACCTTGCCCTCTACGCTTTCTTCCCGAAAACACCTTTCTTACCTGAGAAACAAAATTTTTGATGGCCCTGTTATTTCTACTCGCTGTAAATGGGGTTTCTACCGTTTCCATTGTTTCTGGATTTTTTATAACAACTGATGCGTGTTTTGAAAACTTTGAATTTCCTTTTGTTTTGTATTCAACTAATTCATACCCGGCTTCATTGAGTTTTACCTCTAAATCCTTTACAAATTTAGCATCATTTTTTTTATAAATTGCATCAAACCAAGTCATTCAAACGCCTCCTCAATTCTTCTTTGAATAACTTGGACAACTTCTTGTTCGATAACCTGTTCCATTATCTCGTCGCTCATTTTTTCACCAAGAGTTCTCTCAGTGTAATCTTGTATGTCTTCATTTTGCTGAACGACGGTTTCTAAAATACTTTCCATGTCGAGTTGAACCAAACGCATCTTTTCTAAAATTTTACGGAACATCTTTACGACCTCGTTTTCCTCTTGTAGGTTTAATATTTGATACAGAAAACTTCTTTCTTTTTCTTTCCGCAAGTAAATCCTTTAATTTATCTGCCTTTTTCTTTGCCTTAGCACCCAATTTAGCCGCTTCTTCTAAATTTAAATTTCTAGGTAATTCTTCTTCCGGAGGGATTTCTTTGGGAACTAACATCGCTCGTTCTTTATCCCAATAAGAATCAGGATTAGCGGCTTCTAATTGACGAATATTTTCTTTTTCGGTAAGTTCTTCCTCTTCCTTTTCTCTTAAATCGTATTCTTCTATTTCTTTTTCATAGATTTTTTCAACTTCTTCCGAAATTCTTCTTCTTAAATCAAATTCATTTCTTACAGTTTCTGTATCATTCATAATAACATGACCTTCCACATTTGTAAATACATAGTTTCCATCATCTTCGACAAAATTTACATAAACATATCTTCTATCTCCTTGCCCTGAACGAAAAGAAATATTAATAGAAGTTTTAATACCAACAGTATTTCCATCAACTATTCTTACATGAGTTTTACGACCATTAATATCATCAGGAACTACTGCATCGAGTGTATTTCTTAAATTTCTTTTAAATTTTTCCCAATCTCGAAGTATTAATCTTTCTCCCGATTCAGTACGAAGTTTTTCAAGGTCTTTTTCAAGGTCTTTTTCAATCTTTACACTGTTTCCTTTGGCTTTAATAATATCTTCCCACATTTAAATCACCAATCCTTACAAGCCATACATCGGGGGGAATAATCGGAACCGGTACAAGTGCTACATTTATGTCTTGCGTTAAAAGATTTTTTACGCTTAGTATTTCCACTCTTTCCCGTAACCTTAACTCCTGCTTGACCCCAATGAACTCTCTTGTATTTTCCCTTTTTACCTGCGGGAACACATGCCATCCATTTTTTACCTTTACGATTAGAAGATGTTTTGCCTGTCCTCTTAGTGCATCTACCGGACTTGGCCTTTTTTCTTTTCTTACGGGCCTTCTTACCTCTTCTACCGGACTTTCTTTTTAGAATATCTTCCCAGCCCATAGTATCACTCCTCATCTTCGTATAAATAATAGTCACCAAACTCATGTCTTGCCAACCAATCATCATGGTCCATCGCATCGCTAATAACATACTTTAATGTTCTTTCTTTGAATCCCCTATATTTTTCTCCGGCATCAATAAAGTTTTGCATACCCGCCGCACCACCTTCATCTTCTAATACCTTTTTAATAAATTTAACATAGGTATTGTATTGTGCGTTTCTTACAGCAGGTACTTTAGCCTTAGCGACTTCCTTACCATCACAACCACAACCGCAACCAGAATCCATATCTTCTATATCATCATCTTCAATTTCTACATTCGTTTTAATACCGGGGAATCTTCTATTAAATTCTCTAATGTCTTTTTTAGTTCTTGCCGGTTTTCCTTCAGGAGTTTCCATTAAAATATGTTTAATCTTATCGGAAAGTTTGTTGCTAACCGCAAATTCATTATCAGCAACAGCACTATCAATGTCTTCTTCCATTTCCGGAGTTAATTTTTTATGTTTAGGTTTAGGCTCCCAACCCTTAGATACAATTTCATCAAAGTTATATTCCTTCATTGTGGAATTGCGAGTATATCTTTTACCTCTCCCCATTTGTTCATAGTCAACAATACCAGCATTATAACACATTAAACCTCCCTTTTGGCCTACTTGAGCGGGTCCTCTATGTTTTAAATAGCCACCTATCCCTCCTGTTTGCATTCCCCTTGATAAACTAAAATGTTTTAAGGCGAATGATTTTATTTGTTCAAATGGTTCTCCCATACTCAATTCCTTAAAAGATATAACCGTTCCTTCGGGTATATTATCGTTAACATATTTAAGAATACCATATTTAATAGAAGGGGTAAATTTTACCGTTCTCGATTCCTTTAATACTTCTTTCCACATATCAATCACTGTCCAAATAATACACCACTCGGCGTTTCATGCGTAGAATTTTATCCACATCTGCTTTATAAGAATCGTATTTACTTTTTAAATCTATACCATTAGAAGAATCATTTCCTAACAAAACATAAGAATCATCACTTGTGATAAGTTCACAGGCGGTAAGTTTTGTAGCCGCATCTTCAATAACGGCAGGAACGCGAGTTTGTCCACAAGTATATGTAACCTTTACTGAATGCTTATGGTGTGTAGGAAATTCGCTACGGAAAAAAATATCGCCCGTATCTTTCATATTCCACCATGCCGCATTACGGTCATAGTCTTCTTTATTTGTAAATTGAGTGCGAGAATTAGTTCCCCCGTTAACTGTGAGTGTGCAATTAGAACCATCCGAACCGGGGAGTAAAGAAACAATTGTAATTGTTTCATCTTCTTCTAAATTAGCATAAAAAAAGTCGGATATATTATATGTATCAGTTCCATCTGTTAAAGCCTTTTTACCGGTTCCACCTGTAAAGGGGGCGGTGATTGTAGGCACTTGTTCATTGATAAGGTAGCAAATTTCCTGTGCAGTAGTTCTTTGCCCGTAAGCCTTGTTAAACTTATCATTATCGGTTATTCCGGTACTGTCCGGAGATAGGGTCCAAGTTAACCCCCCACCTGTAATAACAATAGATGTAAGATTGGTAAAATCATCTACTGTTAATGTTGCTACTACTGAGGCAATGTCTGTATAAACGGAACCATCCCAAATAGCAATTCGTAAAATTTTACGAATATTTTCATGGTGAAGTCTAATCTTACCTATGTAATCTTCATAAGAATAAACATAATTATTACTTCTCGTAAAATCGTGAAATTCATTTTCGACTAAATTATCTCTCCATGAAGAGTTTGTAAATTCATCAATAAAATCTTCGGACCTTCTCATCAAATCTCCTACTTCCGAAAGAGTAGGGGAAGTCGAGGAAGTAAAATCAGCAATACCTAATAATGCGGCTACCTTTACAGCCGTAGTATAAGCCCCACTTCCTAATCCGTAGTTAACTACATTCAATCCTGAATCCGAAGGTGTCATTATTTTTACCATTAAATTACTCTCCTTAATCTTTGTAGTTTATCGTCTATATTATCTATAAACTTTTTTCTGTCTTCATCCACAGCCTTACCGGATGAAACAATTTTTTTACCCTCCAATGTAATATTATACGACCTAACTTTGCTGGCTTTATCGGTTTGACTTCTTTTTTTCTGTGCAGTAGAATATAAATCTCCACCTCCAACTCCTATGTTAAAAATTAATTTAACTTCGTGTGTTTGTTTATATGTAGAATTAACTTTAATTATATCTTTAGTAGAAGAATCTACAACAGTAATTTTAAAATTAATTTTTCCTGCTGAAGACCATTTTGTAGCCTGTCCCCATTTGCGAGTATTAGTTTCGTTATTAGTAATAGTGTTAATAATTAAATCCACTATTTTTTGTTGAGATGGCTTTTCGCTATTAGGTAAAAAAGAAATAATTTTATTTCTTATTTGTTTTTTGGAAAGAGATTTTTTATTTTTAGTTTTTTCGGTCCTATTAAAAATTTGCGACAATGAAACTTTAATATTGTCAATATCTTCACTAACCAAAACTCCTTTATTTTCTTCCCTTTCATTTATAATTCTGTCATAACTATTTTTAAATCTCAAGACATTTTCAACCAAAGCCTCTTCATGTTCCAAATCTAAAAAGGTTTCAATATAGTTTTGTATTTCTTTTAATGTAAGGGGTTTTTTTATATTTGTGCTAAATTGTTTTAAACATTCTTCGAGAGTATCTATAATTCTATCTAAATCCATTTTATCATTGTCACTTAAATCGTCTTCCTGTAAAGAATTTTCATAAGTAGAAAACATTTCAATAATTTCTTCTATACCGTCTTTTAAATTCTCAAACTTTTCATTAAAGGTTTCATTGTTTTTGTTTGATAAATTAGTAATCACATTTTCTTTATCTGAAAGTAATTCAGTAATACCTTCCTCTAAACTTTCTTTGATATTTTCAAATGATGATTCTTGAATTTCTATTGAATCGCTTTCTTCTTCGTCTTCTTCATCTTCTTCGTCTTGTGGATTTTGAGAAATTAAATTATAAATTTTTTCAATTTCATCCATACTTAACGAAAGGGTGTTAGCGGCTTCTATAACATTTTTAATTTTATTAGAAAATTGATTAGGGGGTACTAATTGAGCCATAAGTATATCAACTTCATCCGAAGTCTTAACTTGGGTTTCTGTTAGTACAGGTATTTCATCAAAGTTTTCATGTGTAGAAGTAGAAGTTATTAAATTGTAAGGTGACCTTCCTGCTCTAATTTTAAAATTCTTATCAGCAAGTTTCCATTCACCAAATCCTGTTTCCATCGAATATTTTCTACCCTGTGTAGAAATTTCATCGGAATAATTTATCTTAGAGTTAGTTAAAAATTCTTCTATGGCTTCTCGTAATACTTGCAAATCGACTGTTTCCTTTCTATCTAAAATTTGTCCTCTTTGTGTTTCCACCAAAGAATTAGGAGGTTTTAACTCATCAATATATTGTTCTATATCTGCTATGTGTGTATCGGGTAATGTTAATAATTCTTGTAATTTTTTATTATCAATTTCATCATCTTCGGTAGCCGCCCTTTCTCTATCGGCTTTAACCCACTTTCTTGCTAATAATTTTAAATATGTTTTCCACTTAATCGGGTCTGCCCCTGCAATAATATTTAAAAATTCATAAAAGTTTTGGTCGTCCATATTTTCAACTTCAATTTTTCTCGATGATGGTAGATATTTTAAATCATTTTCTTCGAGCCAATTAGATATAATGTACCCCCATCTATTTTCTTGAGCAGGAGTAAGAGTCATATCCTGTCTAAGATTAAAAAATTCTTCAGGATATTCGGAATCAATACCATCTAAAGTCCTGTAAATGTCCCTTAATTTTGCTTGCATAAAACCCTGTCTAACTTGTTCCGAAGCAAATGCTTCCTCAGCAACATCATTACCTTTTGGATTTTTAAATCTTGAAGTTTTCCCAACTACTCTTGAAAGTTCACCAAGAATTTTACCTCTTTGGTTAATTTTTTCATAGGCGAGTTCTCCTAAACCCTCCCTTACAGCATCATTTTCTAAATCTAATACTGTAAAAAAATTCGTAACTTCATTATCAAGAACATCTTGTAAAGTGTAATCACTTTCTTCTTTGTTTAATTCTTCACTTATCCTTTGTCTTACATCGGGTTCGTATAAAGTGTCTAATTTTATTTTTAAGGTATCTTCCAAAGCAGTTTGATTTATTTTATCAAATTCTTTATCATCATAATTTATTAACTCTAAAGTGTCTTCGTGGTTTGTGCTGATAAAATCAAGATAGTTGTCTCTATTGATTTCACCCATTAGATACTCCATCATTAACTCTCTTGCCAATGCTACTGTATATTTAGTATTAGTGACATTGTTTTCAAATGCTGGTATATTTGTCATTTACACCACCTCAATTGTGTAGTGTAAAGACTTCTAAATTAGACCAATCGGTTGCTACAACCTTAATACCATTTCTACAAATTATATTAAATCCCCTGTAAAAGTATGTAGTATCTGCGGCTATATGAAATTTACATAAAGTGTTAGACAAAGAAATAAATTCTAAGGGGCCGGTAATATTTCCACCCGTAGTGCTTGCTGTGAGTTCAATATTGTTAGCATCTGTAATAGATGAAATCTTAGTATCGACAGGAATACCTGTTCCTGTAACTAAATCTCCAACAGAAAATTGTGAAGAATCTTCAACAGTCACAGTTGGGTCATTATTATATGTGCAATTTTGCGCTATCGCTTCTGTTGTATTATCAGCAATATAAATAATAGAAGCCGTAGCCCCATTAAAAACATTTATTCCTTCAAAATTACCACCTTTGGTGGAAATTGTTTTACTTACCGTGTCTACTTTAGTCGAATTGAATGGCATACTTTTCCCTCTTATTTATCGTTAAGAAGCATTAGGTATTAAACCTTACTCTTCTTCTATCACAGTTAAACCAAGTAATGTAGCCTTATTGTCCGAAAATTTATAAGAAATTCCTTGCTCCTTTAACCAAGCCTGTAATTCACGCTTAGTCATTGAAGAGAAATCAAGGACTTCCGTTTCATCGACTTCTTCAACAACGGTTTCTTCAACCAATGTTTCTTCTGCCTCAACGGAGTCCAAGATTTCAAATCCATTCTTAATAAAAAATTCCAACAAACGCTCATCAACCTCGTAAGTCAATCCACCTAAGTATTGACTACCAAAGATTGTTTTAGTTCCACCTGTGATATTTTTTACTCTTAACATGGGTTCACCTCAAAGTGTTCCCCAAACTCGTAGTCTTACCATTCCTAAATCAGTAAGTCCGTCTGAGCCTGTTGCCATAGCATCAGCGTCGGAACCACTTGGGTTAATCACTAAAATGGTAATACTACTACTACTTGTATATGTTCCATCGGTATCAACCTTAATCTTAGGAACATAAGCCACACTTTCATAGCCACAAATCATAGCCTGTGTAATACTACTTAATCCCAAAGATGCGGCTGTAATAACTTCTCCAGCAACTGCATATTCAGTAATATTTAGTGTAGCATCAACGCAGTAATGGTGTCCCATAACAGTAGGTGAACTTTGTCCATGATGGTCGTTTAATAGTGCTAATGTACTTGCCATACTAAATCACCTCATTGAAGGTCAATTAACTTGCCTTGTCCACGCACATAAGTACACATTGTTTCTGCAATTGTTCGGTAAAGTCCTCGGTGTCCCAAGAATCCGTGACCGAAAATCTCCTTAGTATTCATACCACCTTCAAAGTATTCAGTTGGCTTAAGAGTACACAAGAACAAATGGTCGGTATCAAGAATAAGAATATCCGAAATTCCGCTACCACCTGTTGGCATATCCTTAGTAGGAATAATAGGAATGTCGTGATAGGTAGCAACCTTAAATCCGACTTCTCTTCCCTTAACTCCCTTAATACCACTGTGAGAAGGAACAACTTCAGTTCGACCCATGAATCTTTCTTGGGCTTGGAGAAGTTCTCCTAATGTTTGAATGGTGTCATATCCGGTTAGAATAACCTTTGGTGAACCGCCACGAGCCATCAAGTTTCGTAGGGCGGTATTAAGCATATTAACAGTCAAATTTCGAGCAGTTCCCGAATTTGAATCAACATATGCTTCAAGATATTCAGTTCCCGAAGAAGCACGAGAAACACCAAAAATGTTATGTCTGTCTTCTGCTCTTGGAGTTTCTGTCAAAGCGGCATTAATTTCTGCATAGGTAGTGACAATCTTGTAAAGTGAAAGCAAAGAGCGTTCTGGATTATCGTAATCCTTTCCACTTCCAGCAGGTGCGTTTAAACCATTAGCAGTTAAATCGGTAAGAACCATCTTGTTCATCGCTTCTGCGTGTGAAATACCAACTTCTTCTCGGTATGTAGACATAATATCTCCAATACCATCATCCATTCCACCAAGAAGTTGAGAAATCTCCGAAAGTTCGAAGGTGTGTGCAATTGTCTTAGGGGAAATACTTAGGTTTGCGAAAGAAGGTGCAATTTCATCAATAGCGGAAATCTGTGCGTTTTCTGCTTGTCCACCCAAAAGGTCTAAATCAGCAAGTTCAAAAGTATCACCGTTTCCACCAATAGAACGACCCTTCAAAACTCTCCAACCACTTGACTTCCACGGTTTCTTAGGAAGCATTGAAAGTGCGTTAATTTCTCGGTTAATCATAGACCAAACTTTTTGTCCATAAACCAAGTTATACAAAGTAGCATCTCCACCTGTTAATCCTGCATCCGAGCCATCGTGAACAGGATGAATACCCGTAAGTGCTGCTTTCATAATATTACTTCCACCGGATAGTCCGTAGGTCGCTCGCTCTAAGTCTTCAATTGTTCTAAAATATCCTGTCATTTTAAGCACCTCAGTTGTATTTGTCCATTAATTCGTGAACTTCGTTCCATGACATTTCTGAAATGTTACCAAAGTCCTCACTAAGTTGATTGGACACAGATTGAGTTTCTGCGGCCTTAGCGATTGTGTTGTTCTCAAGAGACTTCTTCAATTGAGAAAATTCTTCCTTAAGAGAAAGAACAGCATCTGCGGCATTAAACTTGCTCTTAGCAATTTCGTCTGCTTCAACTGCAAGTTCGTTCTTATATCGGGCTTCAAATTCAGCCTTGATAACCTCGTAAGCACGAGCCTCTTCTCTTTCAGCCTTAAATTGTGTATAAGCCTTTTCAATATTTTGTCGGGAAAGGTCGAGTGTATTAATTTCCTCAGCCTTATGTTCAACAAATTCCACAAAATCCTCGGACTTTGCTTCCTTGTCTTCATAGTCTTCTTCCTCAACATCATCATCTTCCGATTCTGCCTTCATTTCTTCGCCAGCCATTCGCTCGACGGACTCCTCTTCCATTTCATCCATCATCTCAAGTTCTTCCTCTTGTTCAAGAGTGTCCATTGTATTCTTGAGAACCGTGGATTCACGGAGTTCAGCCATTACTTCATTAAACTCATTTAGAGCCTTTTCAATTTCTGTATTCATTTTTTTATCCTCCTTAATTAGATTAAATTTTGCTTCAGGGTTTATACCCTCTTCGCATATGGTGATTTCATGCAATTCAAGTTTATCAATTTCCTTATAACTACCGGTATCGGCATCATATCTGTTTGTCTTGTTTATCGCTTGTCCACCTATTGAAAAGGAACGAAGGTTGCCCTTTCTTATATCTCGTGCAACCTCTTTAGCCTTTTCAATATCATTTCTTAATTTTATCACTACAAAAAACCCTGTATCATCAACGCCTGTTTTTAGGACTTTACCATTGGAATCTGTATATTGGTCTACAACCTCTCCGACCTGAACATTTGAATGTGTAATCATTACATTTCTATAACGGTCTTGCTTCATAAATTTATCAGCCGCTTCACGAATTGCACCTAATGTAATTTTGTCATTTTGCTTATCCACTACATCAACTGATGCGTAGCCAGCAATAACACATTCGTTATTTGACTTAAGAATTATAAGTTCTCCGCCGCTATTTGGTTCATTACCAAACATAGGAGTTTCTAATTGCATAATAGGTTCTGTATTCTAAGGACTATATTAAGGTATCTAATCCTAAGAATCATCTTCATAGATATTTATTAGTCCAGAATCACTTGACTTAGGGGCAGGTTTTGTTTCATAGCCTGTCCAAGCGAGCCACATTTCTTTACCCCCAACAGGTAAATATCTACAATGTATTTTGGTTTCAACTTCCTTACCGTTTAAAATATATTCATGGTAGCCCTTTCTTTGTGCGCCTAAAACTAGTGGTCCTCTTTCGATTAATGTTTCTGCATCGGGAGTTCTAACTTGCTTACACGGATATTTACCAGCCTCGCCTAAGAAGTCATAAATTTGTTCATCACCGCTTACCTTAATTTCCCAAGTCATTTTCTTACCTTGATAAACAATTACAAAATGTAAGTAATTATCACTTGTAATCCAAAGTTCAAATTTACCCTTTCTTAATTCAGCCTTGTTTAATATATCGTCGTTGTGATTAAATTTTCCAGCAGAATATTCAATGCCATAATGTTTCCCGGCCTTCATTAAACGCTCCTTCATTTTATTTTCAGATTTTTCATCATCTCCAAAAAGACGGCTCATCATCTTAGGGTCATGTTTTTTTGTTCTTTGAAAAATGTCATTTGCTGATAAAGTTCCGTAGTCAATAAGTAGTTGTTTTACGAAAACAGAAAACCTTCCATTATCTTTCCCATATGCGTCTTTTAACTCTTCTTTCCAAAAATCTATATCTAAAGAAGCATTTTTAGACATTAAATTATCATCTTTAAATCCGTGAAAAATGAAGCCATCTAAATTAAGTTCTGTATCTAATTTTACAAGACCGTGTATTCCGTCGCTAATTTCATAAGACTTTGTAAGAGCCTCAATCTTGTAATCCCCAAGACTTTTCTTACCTCCCGTTGTTAAAAACTCAAGAGTAATTAATTTGTCAGGTAATTTTACTTCGGGAATTTCGTGAAATTTAGAATTAAATAATGAAAACCCCTTTTTGGGATTACCCATTATTTCATCAGCCATAACTCTAATAATAGTTCCCACCTCAACATCTTTACTAGTATTCGTCGTTTTTCCTACATTCATGTAAAAGTCCCCATTCATTTCTGTTGCCTTAATAGTATCTTCTTCGACAGGACCTATACCCATACTATACCCAAAGGTTCCATTTTTATTTTCCTTCTTTTCTAAAACCATAACATCTAAGTCAACAAATTTCTTCCACTTAATCCACTTAGGGTTTTTCTTTTTCCCGATAACATAAGAAGACTTGGCATCTTTAATAACTACTCCTTCCGAAGCGGGGTTTTTCATTATGTCCATAGCATATTCTTCTATTTCTTCCAATGAATCGGCCTCTCTTGTATTATTTTTGTTTGGAAATAAAACAAATTCATCGGCATTTGCTGAAAAGTTTTTCATAAGAATCATTAATCGTTCTTCTAATTTATCAGTAGCGACAGACTTATCTTCAAAATACATTATATCAAAAACATGGGCTTTTATATTTGCCTCTTCTGTTATCTTTTTATTAATATGTGCAAGTGTATCAGCACGAACTAATGCTTCGTCGTCTTTATACATTACTGCTTCTGCGTCTAATATACAATTAGGAAACACTCGGTCTTCTAATACCTTTACGCACTGAGGCATTTTATCTGTAATATCTCTTGCATTAAATGTATAAATTTTAACATTATTATCAAATTTATGAATCTGTATTCTTAAACCATCATATTTCTCTTGAACAATATAGTCATTCGTAAGCCCCCTGATTTCCTTCATATCATCTATTTCAAAAATACGGTACATTGGTTTATTTGGTTCAATGAATTTTTCAGGTTTATCCTGCTTTACTATTTCAATTTGCGAAGGCTTATTTTGAAAATACCCGTATAGTTGGGTAGCCTTTTCTCCCCCTATACTTAAGGTATCATCGGAAAAAAGAACACTATCATCTATATTTGAAAATTGATTTTTGATTTGTGGGTCGGATAAAATTTCTCTAAGTTCAACTACCAATTTTTCCCAATCTTTTTCATATGCCTTTGGGTTATCCCTTGCACTTAAAAAGGTCGCACGAACCATATTTTTAACAGAAGAGGCATTCTTCACTATGCTGTCGAATTGAGTAAATATCATTACCCTCACATCTCGTCACTTGGAGTTAATGCTTCTTCCTCACCTACTGTCAAGGTGTGTTTAAGTCGCTTTAATTTTCCTAATGCTGTTTCTAAAGCCGCCTCAGCATCATTATCTTGTGAATCCGGAGCATCATCAACAGACTCAACTCTCACTTCTTCTGCATCAGGTTCTGCCTTATAGGTCATATTATCCGGCATTAATTTATTTTGGTAATTTCTTTTAACTAAAGAATTTCCCTTTGTAATTGGTTTAGCCGCCAAGCGTTCAACATCAACTTGCTTTCCAGCCTTTTCATCTTTTTGTGCATCTGCTGGTTCATAACCTAATGCGTTTGTAAGTAATACCGTAAGTTCGGTTAGTTGTGTTAAAACTTCTGCACCTCTAATATCTGCATCGTCGGCTATCATTTTTTCTTTGCTCATATTGTTCCCTCCAAATTTTTCACAAGTGAATCTAAATCACTCCAATCCATCTTTGAAATTACATCACCGTTTGGCATACCTGCTTGGGTTTTTGCACTCGGTCTTGGACTTCGGACAAATCCAGCCTTCATAATTGCCGTGTCCGAGTCTTCTAATTTTCTCTCTAAATCCTTAACCTTATCGGACAGGGCCTTCAATATTTCTAAAATTTCAATTGTTGTTTCTTCTTCCATTTTTTATTCCTCCTCATATACCATATCGTATAATTTTTTATATAAATTTTCATATTTCTTTCTTAGGGATGCGGCTGTCTTTACCATTTGTAGGTTTTTGACCCCCAACTTTTCTAAGAGTTCGGCCTCTTCATCTTCCGCTAAACCGTCAATTATATTTATAACTTTTCCTAAACGAAGGTAGTCCTCACCAAAGTATTCTGTTGGGTGGGCATTTTGAAGTAGGGCCTTTACTTCTCTTCGCTTCTTTGGTGGGAGAGAAGATATATCTGCCTTTTCTAATGACATTTTAGACATAATTTTATCCTTTAGTGTCTTTACTTTAGGTTTAGAAGGAACTATAAACTTAGTGTCTATAACCGATAAAAGATGTGTAAGAATACTTTTACCATCTATTTTAACAGACAATAATTCTTCTACCTCCTTTACTTGTTTTTCAGTGAGAAGATTTTTTGAAGACTCGTCAAAAATATATTTCTGCATAAGTGGTATGAAATTTTTATTTTTATATTTAGCACTATTCAATAAATTAGAAATTCTTCTTACTCTTTCTTTAGGGGATAAACGCTGTCCGGCTACTGTAAGTATTTTTCTTAATTCCGATTCAAGTTTATTATCTATCAAAAGCCATTCAATCATGTAATTTAGAGATATTTGGTCAACACCAGCACTACCCCCAGCACTTCTTAGTTCTTCATTTGTAGGTACTCCGGTTGCCCCGTAAATATCAGTTGTTAACCTTTTCATAAATAAATTCTTATTACTTACCTTTGGTATAGGGGAGTAATTTGCTTCCATAAAAGTCTGAAATTTACTAAAATCATTATCAGTAAAATCGTGAGTTAAGGGTAAAATTGCATTTGCTTGATTTATTGTAATATTTCCACTTTTTACAACTTTAATCATAGCAGGGATTTTTTTATTAGGTCTATTTAATTTAATTGACTTAATAACACCAAGAGTTTTATCTCTTCTACTCTTTACCATTGAAACTAAATTTCTTATATAATTGTCAACAGGGTTATTTATTGCATCCGGTACAGACTCAATAATTTCTTTTATTCTTTTAAGTTCGTAAGGTTTTAGAAGTTTTTCAACATCTATTGGGGTAGGAAGATTGTTTAAATATTGCCCAAGTCCAATTAAAATTGTTTTTATTTCTTCCTCACTTCTTGGATAAAGGACTTCGTATATTTGATTTAAAGTAGTAGCATCTAACGGTAAAGCCCTTGATTCTTCTACCCTAAGAGATGTTTTTGTTTCAACATCTTCAATTATTTGTGATTCTAATTCCTTTATCTCACTACGAAGTCTTAAAATCATCGCTTCATCATTAGAAGTTCTTCTATCTTCAATTATATTTTCATAATAATATAATCTATCCTTTGCTTCTTCTAAATCTTTAACATCTTTAGAAGGTTCAATATCCTTAGATTCTACCTTTTGACCATAAGGTGCATCATAAGGTTTATCATCAGGCATAACCCTATTAACATTTACTTCATCGTAATCAACTATTTCTTTCTTATAGTGTAGAGCCGCTTCTTCTATCGTAAGAGGTGTTTCGGGGTCTATTATTTTCTTTCCACTTTCCCCTCCTAAACCCGGCCTTTTACCCGATGGTAAAGCGTATATCGGATAAAATTCGTTTCTCCCGTAACCATCATCAATAATTTTTTTATCTTCATCAATTTTAATATTACCCTTTCCACCAAAGGCTACGAAAGGATTTGATTTTTTGTAAGCCTCTATGGTTTTTTCATCTTCTTTAATTTTTTTTCTTAATTCTTGAATTTCTTCCTTATATGCTTTAGAGTTTGGGTAGGTATCAAGTGCAATTTTATTTGAAGAAACAACCTGTTCTAAAACAGGAACTTGTATAGCCTGTCTTAATTTAATTTCAATATCTTCAAGAGTAGCGTTGGGCTTAATACTTCTCTTTAAAATTTTTTCTTGCATACTTACACCTGTTTAAATTTCTTGGACATTTTAGGACCGGGCCTAATAATTCCGGGAATAACAGGGTCTGCCTCAAAGTTATCCGGAGGAACTTCGGGAACATTCATTGATAAGTCCACAGTCTTCTTAGGCGTAGGTTCAGGTTTATTAGCCTTTCGTTCTAAATCTGCCAATTGTTGTTTTGCTTCATCTAATTTTCTTCTTATAATATTGCTCATATTTATTTCTCCTTTTACTTATCCGTGTTGTGCCAATGTTGGTACATTAGGTTTATTTTTTGAAAAGTATTCTCTATATACTTCATTAGTAAGGTCTGTCATTTCTTCAACAGACATTGCGTTAAAATATTGTGAATGTATTACTGCGACTTCCTTAACTGTGAAATTTAATGTATCAGTATTATATGCTTGCGGTGCATCAAATCTGGGAACGCCCCCCATCGCTGGAACATTAGGATTTATAGGGAAGGGATTGTCACCGCTAATCTTACTTCCAAAAAGAGCCGCAAAATCGGTGGCTGGAGCCTTGCTTTCACCTAGATGAATACATCTTGGGCTTCCTATGCTTACCGGAGGATATTTTTCTAAACAATCTAAGGCAAGTTCTTTCAGCATTTCACCCAAACTTTCGTTAAGTGGCTTACTACCCATCAATTTCTCAGCCCAGCGATATATTATTACTTGTTCTAAACTTTCTTTTCGTGTGTAGTCGCCTAATTCTTCATTCATCCTATACTCTTTAGGTATAATTTTATCTAATTTTGTGTTTCTCGGTATGTTGTTTATTATTTCTTTAATATATAGGTAAAATTGATTTCCGAATGGGTGTGTAATAGGAGTTAAACATAAATTTGCTCTATCTAAACCGTGTCCATGTCTATCGTGATAGAACGCACTGTAAGGGAATATAAAATAAGATGCTTGGTCTGGGCCGTAGTATATAGTAGAGCCTCCAACCTTTCCTGATGCTATATCACCTGTAATTTTGCTAGTATAGACTACATTAGAGTTATTAACCCAACTTGGGTTTTTATGTAATTGAGCAGCAAAGGCTGTTGCTTGCTGTTCGGGGCTACCTGACATGTATCTGTAGTTTCCTCTATATCTCGAAGAATCACCAAATGCCTTTCCTTCAGGTTCTCTAAGTGTTCTATTAATTGCATTTATTAAATCGACCCTTAAATCATAATCTTGAAATTGACTAGTAAAAACATTAGTATCATCTTTAACACCGGCCTTAACTACTGTAATTTCTCTTTTAATTAAATCTACATAAAAAATATATACACTTCTAAATGAACCCATTTCATAAGCAAGTGTAAATGCAAAGGCATTCTCACCTATTTCAGCGTCGTCTTCGGGTAATAAACCAACTCGTTGAAAATTCTCAACTCTTTGCATAGAATTAAAGTTCCCTATAACAAAACCCCTTTCATCTGAGGTTGAGTCGCCAAATTGTTCTTCTACCCAATTAGGCCAATATTTCGACACCTCTCGTAAATCCTTAATTGGAACTAAGTCTATTGCTTTATTATTCATCAAAGTTACTATGTCTTTAATATTTTGTGGTAATTCAATAAGCCTTTTATTAATTTTACGAGTATCACCAATTGTTGTATTCCCGTCTTTATTTCTAACAGGTCTCATTTGTTTTCCTGAATGAGTAGTTCTTGAACCCATAAAAATATTAATTTTTGCTCTTAGTGTTGAGAATAAATTAGACCTACCTTCAGCAAACTTTTTATCTGTAAAAAATTCCCTGCCCAATGGTCTATATTTTCTAGTATTGGTAAAAAATTCTTGAAAACCCTCTTTTACAAGATTAACTAAAACTTCGGGTTTATTTGGAGGTACTTTTAAAGGTCGAGTAAGAAAAGATTCTAAACTAGGAGACCTTTCATATCGTGTACCCGTAGGAGTCATCGTTGGAGTAAAAACATGATTTAAAAATGCGTTGTCTACCTTTATTCCTAGAGGTGGGTTTTTTTCAATTTTATTTTTATTGAGTGTATAAATTTGAAAAACTTGTTTATTACCCATTCTTTTATTTATTGTTTTTCTTAACCATCTACTAAATAAATTAAATGCTTCGGGATTTAAAAATTTTGTAAAATCACCTGCGTTAATATCATACTCAACTCCTGAAATCGCTTTTAATTGGTATTTTTCCAACCAACTATATTCACTATTCAATGGTTCAATATTCAAGTTTCTTTTTTGTAAGTTATTAAGTCTCATTTTTGTTCTATAAAAACTTCTCGCTTCGATTTCAAAACCATAAGCATTAGAAGAGGGTTTAAAAATTAAAAAATGGGTATCTAATTCTCCGTCATAACGATTTGTCACACTTAATGATATATTTGCTAATCCCGTAATTCTTAAAAATTGCATTTCTTTATCGTTTTTATTTCTATCCTGTATTCTATAAGGCATATCATTCCTATTATTAGCATAAGTAGAATTTCTGTCGGGCCTTACCTTCATAGTTAAATTTTGTAGTTTTTCATTAAACTGAATTTCATTTAGATTTTTTCCAAATAAATTTATAAAGTAATAACCTTGTGGTGTCGCTACCATATCTATTTGTTTTTTTAAATAGTTAATAACATTATTAGAAGTTGAACCCATACCTGATATTTTATAATCAGTTATCATTCTACCCTGCCCAAAAGAAGTTAAATCTAAAATTTCCGTCGAATTTTTATCACCTACTTCAGGCTTGTCAATACTCATAATTTCATTGTAAGTTTGAGCAGACATATCTATTTCTAATAATTCATCTTCTTTTAAAAACTGCCCATTGTTATAATAACTACCTTCATACTTTTGATACCATCTAATATTAGGGAATTTTGTCAAAAGGTCCCTTACTTCTTCTCTACCCATCAATCCCTTGTAAATCATCCTACTCGCCTCTCAGTTCTTTTATCCACATTTTTATTTCCAGCCTTACCGGGTAATCCACTAAACCTTTTATCAGGTGGGGAAGACATTCTTGGTTTTGATATATAATCAGTTTTTTCAGAAACTTCTCCCGCTACTTGCCCTTTAGATTGACCGCTCATAAGGGCTTGTTCTTGTAATTGACCCAATTGTGAAGCGTCAATATTAGTTCCAGCATATTTATCAACGGGTATCTGTTTATCTTTTTTATTCGAATTACTATCTACTTCCACCTTTGTTAATTCATCTGCTGGGAATTTTTTAAACGAAAAATCACCGTCTTCATTCATATCAACTTCAAACCCAAGATTTTTCATTTGGACAGCAAGATTAATCTCCATTTCTCTTCTTCTTAAAACTGCCATTTCGTCTTCTTCTTCCGAACGCAAAAGTTGTACTCTCCAATCTGTAATTCCAAATTGGTCCATCATAAACGGGAACAAATATTTGTTATACACACTTTGAGCCATTTCAACAGCACGATTAGTGACCAAAATTTGCATACCTTCCGAATTAAGTCCACCTGAAGCAGTATTATCTGCCATAAATATATTACTCACACCGTAGAAAGCGGAGATTCTTGTTCTCAAATCTTCCTTCACGGCAGTATAATCCATTTCCTTCAAAGAGTTCATAAACGGAATCCATTCGACAGAACCACGAGAACCACCTTCCGCTTCAATACCCATAATTGGAATATAATGAGGGTCTTGTTCTAACTTTTCTTTAACACCCTTCCAATACTTTACTAGAGATTCCATGTTATTTGTTTGCACAGCAAGAATACCTTTTGGTGTTCTCATTTTTTGATATGAGGTACTAATATAAGACTCCATAGCCTGTAATGTAAAAATATAGTTAAACAAGGTAATTACAGGTGGGTGTCCGTATAAACGGGTAGGGCCATATTTACTAAAATGCACTACCTCTCCCGTAATATAATGTTGTTCGGACTGAGAAGTTTTATTGGTAAATTCAATTGCGTGTAAATTACTACCACATATGCCACACTTTTCATATCTCTCTTCAGAAATAAAATCTCTATGTGTGACACAAGTATATCTTGAATGCCCCCTATCACCATCTTCATCAACTTCAATAAACATAGTCGTTGGGTCACCTCTATATATCTCGTTAATTTTAGACATGGCAATACACCCGTCTTCTTCTAAAAAGTAATCTTTAACAAGAATTAAAAAGGCATCATCCATTACATTTAAGTCTGTTTCCAATTCCTTAAGAACATCAATAAATAATTGATGAGATTCATTTACATGGTTCTTAAAAAAGTTTTCAGCATAAACCTTTTGTTTATAACTTGGCTTTCTTAAATCTTGTGACCCACAGTTCATACATTCATCAACAGTTTTTTGGTGTTCATATCCACAAGAATTACACTTAAGGTCAAAAGCCTTCTTCCATTCATAACCTCTACGAAAAACTTCATTCTTAAGTTGAACTAAACAAGTTCTTACAACAGTTGAGTTTTTAGCAGTATCATAAAGATAACGCCCTGCGTAATGCTGGGGGAATCTACGCTCTTGAATACCTAAATTGTAAACATCCTTTTCAACAGGGATAGGTGTTCTTCTCCTAATCAACTGTCTAAATCTATCTCTTAGTCCCATATTTATTCCTCCTTAACAATAGAATCCATTTCGTTCATCAATTCCCATTTACAATTATCCTTATATTTTGAAATGTTGTCTACTTGTATGTCATATTTTTCAAACTCAACAGCACCTTGATTACGAGCGTCCTTCCAATTTTCCCACTTAATAAGTTTAAAAATTTCTACCATTCTATCCTTTGCCCACGGTTCTTTTTTATAGAATTTTTTAATCTTGATGGCTTCTTGTAAAAGTCGCCCTTGTTCCTTTTTCATTCTTAGATGAGGTAGGCACTTATCTAATAGTTTTGTAATATCATTTTGGCTATAAAAATTTAATCTATGTTGACTACGGCTATTTTCCCCTACCTTTTGGTCTAAGTGTAGGCGACCAATTTTAAGTTCTTTTTCCATTTCTTGAAAAAATGCTCGACCTCTATCCCCTGTGGCAATCATACCAACACGGGGAGAATAAGACGAATCCATAGTAATATAACCATCCGAGTCAATAAACCCTGCTACATATCCATAAAGGTCCTTTTTAATTTCATCACTAAGAATGTAATAATTTCCATTTACATTGGTTGCATTAATTTTTCTTAGCATTTTAGAAATAGTCTGAGGAGTTGTAGAACGATGATAACTTTTAGGCATCATAGAATGAATAGCGTTGCTGGAAATACCGGGATTATTACATATTGTTTTAATTATTAAATTATCCAAAACTTCCTGCCTTGACTTGCGAATTGCCTGATGAGATATTTCTTTTAAAATGGACCTGATGCTTTTTTTACTTTCCTTGAATACTTTTGTGTAATCAGCATATTCTTTACCATAATCTAATTCATTCTTAAAAATATCGGCTTCCCACATTTTAACCAAATTGTCAATAATTTCTTGGCGTTGACTTCCATCCTTAATATGTTCTAATTTCCTCAATGTGACTAAATCGGGAGTAAGCATCTTAACTGCTGATTTATACGGAGAAAGCCAATATACAGAATCAATGCACTTATTCAAATGGTCACCATAAGCATTGATAAGATGGTCAATAGTTTTACTCATTTTCATTCTTGTGTCACCCTTTAATTTTCTACGCATATTTCTTAAATCTTTAACAATGTCCGGTATAGACTTATTATCAATAAGAGGTTCTTCGGGAAATGAGGAAAGCATATTTCTCGCATCAGTTAGATTAACTGAATAAATTTTAGAAATATCTTTAATTACTTCAGTTTCGTCAAATGACTGATACGGAAGCCATTGGCTAAGTTTAATTTCCCCTAACAAATTTTCTTTCTTTTGTTTTGCTTCTCGCTGTGCTTGGTCTAATTCTTCCAACTTTCTACGAAGTTCATTTGTGTCAATTTCATCTTCCTTACATATTAATTCCATATATACCACCTCCGAAATCTTGCCTTGAGGGACTTCCAAATAAGCCCCCTCCATCTATGTCTATGAAAGCATCATTAAAAGACTTTGTGGCGTGATTAGCCAATGCGAGCGCAATAACAATATCATCGTGTGCGCCTAATCCTTCAATTTTTCCCGTACTGCTAATACCGAATGCTTCAAGTTCTTGTATAATTGAATCCGAAACAGCCTTTGCCTTTTCATCCGCATAGGGTAATATAATTTTATCATTTTCTAAATTCATTTGCAAGTTAAGAATAATTTCTTCTTTCTTCTTACGGTGCATAGTAAATTCCTTAACAGGAAAATCAGATATATCACGCAGTTCCATAGCAAAAGACTTGGCAAATGTATTAGTTTCAATCATTACAACTTCGGGTTTATATCTTTCACAAAGGTCTGTAATGCGTGTGATGTGTGAACGAAAATCCATATTTTTTTCTCTTACCATCCATACCACCTTTTTATTCATATCTTCATCTACTTCTATAACCATCATCACTGTGTAGTCGCCGTCTGCTGAAAGTGAAGGGTCGTAACCAATGTAGTATTTGAATGCCTCAGTATTACCATGATAAGACAACTTACTTGTACGGTCTTTAGACTTGTCGATAAATTCCTTTCCAAATAACATCGTATTGGATGAAATTGGTATGCAAAGATATTCTCTTGTAAACTTAGAAGAACCGATTTCTCGCCTTCTCTTTTCTAAAGAATCTATATCCCAACGGGAAGGCCAAAGAGCATCACCTGTTTGATTTATTGCTGGATAGCGTTGCACATCATATTCAGGGTTTTCCTCCAATGCGGCGAATATATCAGTATATGTGAAAGGTGTGCCGACCATCCGTAAAGTAGCGGTGTGGTGGAGAGTAGGAATCATGTCACCCCAAAACCAATCTGTAACTCGCTGTATAGCGGCTACGGAGAACTCCTTCATAGGGTCGTCAATAATAATCTCTTGAGGGTGAAGTCCACGAATCTGTGAACCAACGGAACGCTCAAGTATTTCATTCCCGTTTGTTAATCTCATTGAACCGACAGCCCAACCTGCTTTAGGTTTGTATTTTCTTAGGGCAGGAATGTTTGTGAACATTCGGTCAATATCTTTCATGTGAACCATTGTCTGTTTTTGGTTTGATGAAATGTAAATCATTTGATATGGTGGAGGCTGAAAAATTAATTGGTAGATACACCAAGAGTGAAAGAATACAGACTTTCCGTGGTCACGGGAACAAATGATTACAGTTCTTTGTGTGTCGTGAACTGATTGTAGCCAATCACGGTGAAAGTCTGCCATTTCCATTCCAAGAATTTTTGTAAAGAAATATTCAAAATTACCATCGGAGGCTTTCATATCCATTTCTGTGAGTAAATCCATTATTGTTCCTCCTGTTCGTGTTCGGGTGAATAGAATACAGGTAGGCTACTATTTCTTCTTAATCTATTATATTGTCTGTTGTGAAACCGCACTAATTCTAAATTATTATTTCTTGCTGCCCTTGACCTCATACGATTATGAAATTTACGCCTATCTATATCATCCATATTATAGTATTCTTCCTTTGTGGTTGTTAATCCTAAAACAGATTTTCCACCATGTTTTAAGGAAGCAAAGGTAGGGTGTTGACTTTTTTGTCTAAGACGGCTATACATTCTACTATGAAATAATTTTTCTTCTCCTTCTGTTTTATGGTACATACTATGATGATATTTTATCTTTTCACTATCCGATAATGTTTCATAAACATCTTGTGACAGTTCCGTGTATGGCATAGGATTGCCTTGTGGAGTGACATTGCCTTTATGTTTTCTTCTATTAGTTTCTAATTCTAAGGAATAGAAATCCTTATGGTTTCTCCCTTTCCCTCTCAGCCTATATATTTGTCTTTTATGGAACCTATACAATTCCTGTAATTCTACCATTTCTTTATACATCGGTGATTCTTCATTAGTGACATTATGAGTTCGTTGTAATTGTTTTAATCTTACTTCATAGGCCCTAGTCTGTCTATTATGCCATTTTCTTCTATCATCCGAAGACGCCCTTTCGTATTCCTCAGCATTACGAATATCCACACGCTTTAGTATTTCCCAAGCCTTCTTCATCTAAATAGCCCCTTAACCTTGTAAATAACATCAGTGCTTACTCCAAAAATAACAGATAAACTATTAAAGGATGAATTAGAATTTACGATACCTTCTACATCACGAGCATACAAATCTATTCTATCTTCTTTAGCGATTAAATCTAATACATACTCCATATGTTCAACATTTTCTGTTTCTAAATAAGCCTTATATATTAATTGACTATCCTTATCCCTTATCAAATCTAATGCCTCTAAGTAGGATTTATACATATTTTCCACATCACCCATTTCTTGTTTAACTCTCAATGGGTTATTTTTCATAGTATTAATTAATTTTTTACGCTCTCTATCCATTCCGGATTCTAAGGAATACTGTATAAAGTCTTCGTCTTCTAAAATGTCAAACAATTGCAATTCTGAAAAATCAACATTTGCTTCTTTATATGAACCGAGAGGTTTTCCAAATACCTTTACCTGTTCATCTAAATTTATTTCAGTATTAAAAGTACCGGCAGAAGTCAAGAGTTTAAACATTAATCCACCCAATGAATTTTTAATTTTCTTGGTTATGTCAGTAACTATATTTCTTTTATTCTCATCATCACCAATTACTAAATCTGCCATATATAAATCTCTAAAGATAGGTTGAACTTGTTCAAAATATTTTTTAGCATCTACACTTGAAAGTCTACTATAAAATTTTATTTTATCAAAAAATTCATTAAGAGAAATTAAATCTTTCTTTGTAATTGGGATATTACTTGTAGTGGTGATTCTTCTTTGCATTCCCGATAATACAGATTTTCTTGATTTGGTAGAAAGAGAAATAATTTTCTTATAATTTTTATCTCTTGTAAAGTCGGGAGCATCTGTCTTAAAAAACATTCTTGCATCCATCGCTTCATAGTAATAACCGTTAACTATTCTAACAAGTTCATCGTAAATAAATACTAATTGCTGTCCAACATCATCAGGGTTTGCTTCTGCAAATTTACCTGCTATTGGCGGGTAGTTTCTACCTTGAGTAAGTGTTGTTTGTGCGCTACCCTTCATACTACCTCTTGCTCGATTTCTATTAAATTTAGTAGGATTAGAAATATTTTTTCCACTTTCAATAATTTTAAATAAATCCTTAGCCATTTTATTTACTTCATCAACATACTGAATGTATGATGATACGGGTTTTTCCATTTTTGTAAATTCGACGGTGGCAGGAGTACCCATTTTAAATTCTAACTGATAGTATTCTAAGTTAAATATAAAGCGACCATCCTCTCCTTCTAATTTATTTAAAAAGTATTTATTTTTTGAATCATCTATAATAGAAAATGTGTAACTATCTCGATTTACTAAATCAGTAATTAATTCCTCAGTAAAGGCCCTAATTTTAATCAATCTACTTTCTATAATTTCTGGCCTCACATTAGTCAATACACTTTCTAGTTCTTTCTCAATCATTTCTCTTAACTGTTCTGCAAGATTTTCACTAATATAAAATCCACCTTTATTATAAGCACTAAGAAGGGAAAGGGGGTCGCCTATTCTTTTTATTTTTCTTATATCTTCTAATACACTTTCGGAAGTATTTACAGATATATCCATAGAAGCACCCTGCGTACTTTCAACACCTGTGTCTGTTTCGGAATATTGCCTTTCTTCTCTCATGTTAACATCTTCGGCTTCTTCAAAATACCTTTCGTAGTTAGCAGTATTTCCTAAAATGGGTTTAATAAACTCATTTGCTAACTTAATTAAGGTGACTTTATTTTCAAACTGTTCCATCGAAGGATTACCTTTATATGTAACTGTAAATTTAGGAATTTTAATATTCTTCTTTAGAAGATTATTTACTAATTTTTCTAATTCACGGTCATCTCCTTGATTGTCTTGTATTGATTGTAGGTCAACCTTTTTGGGTTTGCCGGTTTCTTCGTCTATACCAAATACATCTCTAAATTGTAAATTATCCATATAAATAGGGAGACTTATATTATCAAGAGAATTGAATAAAGTGTCTGTTTCTTCCCAATATTTATAAATACCCTCTCTATCATTCTTATCATCTAAATCGAATTTTCTAAAAAATTGAATAATTTTATCTAAGTCTTTGTCAACTTCAATTTCAGGGGCTTCCTTAGTTTCACCTAAAGCACTTACTAATTTCTGTAAAAATGTTTCTATTTCGGGATAGTCTCTTACATATTCAAGATTTTCTATACTCGACAATTCGTTAATAAATTGTTCCCCGCCTTGAGCACCTATTTGGTTTATTTGTTCGTCAGACAATTTTAATAACTTTAAAACTTGTTCAGCAAATTTATAACCCGTAGATAAATTAATTGAATCTCTAGCGGTAAATACTTGTCTATCTCCAACACTAATACTAGGAAGTTCAGTACCGAAGTCTATCAACGCAACGACTTTTAGCATTTCTTCAGGTGTTTTAACATTATTTTTTTCACCTCTTCTTTTCATACTTCCATAAAAATCAATTTTAAACATATTATCAATAGAGGTAAAATCCGGTCTATTCCCACTTCTCTTTTTAGGAAGTTCGTTGAAAAAATTCTCCAACATAGTTCCAAATTCATCTTCACTTATAATATTCATCTTACCACCTTTATTAACATCATCTTTAAAAATTCATGAGGATTTAATTTATCTCCATCATAATTTACCATTATATAATTTCCTTTAGATTCGATTTCTTCAGCCTCTAATGTTAAAAGTGCCTCTACAATAATATTTTTTATTTTTAATGGTAAAGACTCTAATAGCATTTCAACCCCTTCTTCTAAATCTTTACTGTATTGTTGGTAATCTTGTTCCTTTAATTCAAACCAATAAGTTCTAGGTGTATCATCGGGGTCTTTAGAAATTAAAGGCAGGGTTGCATTTATTTTTGCCATACCTTCATTAGAAAAACTTGAAGCAAAAGAAATAATATTCAATAATTGTAGGGTCTTTTGTTCGATATTTGATGAATTAGTATCTAGTATAGAAGGGGTGTAATTTGGAGGCACTATTAGCGGTTCGTCTGTAAGACTTGTATAAACTGTAAAAAGTTCTAAAATTCTACCCATGTCTTTAGGCATATCCCTTGTCGCTATGTTTTTAATATCTGCTTCCGGTATTGCTAAACTACTTTTCCATTTACTAAATTCTTGATTTTCTGAAGTATTTGGTTTTTTACTCTCAGTCATTAAATAATCCTCGGCTTCTTTTTTAGCACCTTGTAATAAAATAAATTTACCATTTTCATCTCTTTCTGAAGAAACTAATATATTACCTATTGAAAATTCTGTCACTAAATCCACGGGTTCGTTTTCAGTTATTTTTAATAATTTATCAAAATAAGAAGATGCCCATTCCGAGGTACTTCTTCTTGTTATTAAGGATTGACCCACACCAACTCTTTTTTTCCCTCGGTCTTTGTAAGTTAAAATATTAGAAACTAAAGTTTCTATTGCGTCGGAACCTGATTCGGAATCTAAGTTTAAAATTTTATTCAAAAAAAGAGTTTTAACCACAAGATTTTTTCCATCACCTATAAAGTACACCAATGGACTATCTAATTTTTTATCCGTTCTATTTATTAGATGGGCGTATATTTTAACTATGTTTTCAATTTCTTCATTACCTAGAGGGGTATTGAAAATTTTTCTCACTTTTTCAGGCTTTACCTGAAAGACCCTTTCTTTCTCTTTGTGTATTTTTTGTAAAGAGGTAAAAAAGACTTGAGTATCTATGTCACTTTTATCTAATTTATTCCACCTTTCATTGTCCGGTGTAATAAGTGAAAATAAATTTTTAATTTTATTAGTAAACTTTGATTTTTTACTCTGTGAAGAAGAAGAGTAAGTACCAATTATATTCATACTATTAACTAAAGGGAAAAAATTACCCCTAAGAGTTTCTTCATAAATTTCCTGTATATTACCTTCCACCCATTGTGAAGGTTCTTCACCGTTAATTCTATCACTAAAAAATTGACTATCGTTATATTTTAAATTTAATACCCTTTCATAAGACTCCGGGTATAAGCGATTATAGGTTTTTTCCGCTAGTGATTTAATTTTACTAATGTCGTGGGGAGGTCTATTAAACTCCTTTCTGGTTTCATTAACTTCCTCAACATAGTTATAAAAAGTACCGCCCCTTTCTAAACCGTCTATAAATTCTACTTTAAATAAAAGCATATTTCTAACACTAAGTTTTTTTAACCTATCTTGATAGGTAGTAGAAATTTCTTTACGAACAGGACTTAACTCCTTACGCACACTATCTAAACGCAATTGGTCCATTTACATCACTTAAGCATCATGTAAGTTGTAACTGCGCCACCTATGACACCTGCCAAAGTAGGCAAGATTTTTTGAATTAAAGCCTTATATTTTTTTTCTTGGCCTTCAGAAATAAGCCCTAAGTCTTCTGCTAATTCTACAATGTCCTCAGCAATATCAGCGGCATCTTCTATTTTTTCTTCTGTACTCATATGAATCCCTATTTACCTGTTAGAGGAATGGGGTATTTATAGTTTATTGATTAATCGTTTTGTAATTGATATTGGATTTTATACATTATGTCCTTTAATTCATCCCAAGAACCCATTAAAGTAGAATATTGACTTGCGATTTCTGTTTCAAGATTACCCTTAACCCCCATGGGGATATTTGGTGCGACTAAATCCATTCCCTTGATAAGTTCTAATAATTTTTTTAGACCTTCAACAAGTTCTTTAATTACATCTGCTCTTAAATCGGTATCACTAACTTCCGACTTAGTAAAATTCTTAACATTTGATTGTGTTGTTGTATTGTCTTCTTCCGGCGGTTTTTCTTCAGGAACTTCTTCCCCCCATTTTTCTGCCGGAATTGTAGAAACGGTGGCCCCCTGCGTTAATTCTTCGGGAAGTTTCGATTGTTTATTTTTTGGGATATTTTTTGTTTCTTCGGGAATAGGTGGTTGTACTTTCTTTGGAGTAGATTCTAAATTTATAGGAAGTTTAGATTGAGTTTTCTTTAGGCTATTTTTCCAATTCATTTTCTATCCCTCCACTCTTTCGTAAATAGTTTCTTTTTTTCCCGATGGTAGTTTTTTTCTTCGGGTAGTATGACGATGAACCCCTAGATTATTAATAATCCTACCAAAAAATCCCGCGGCTCTACCACGGGTTCTAAAAACTGTTGTAGCATGACGCTCGGCATGGGTAGGATTAGTATAAATGCCATCCCTAAGTAAATACTCTTTATATAATTCTTGTGCAAGTGGTAAAATTTCCGGAAGAGTAAATGTGTTTAGGGAAGCCGAAGCGGTTCCGAGGGCTTCTCTAAAAAGAGACATATTAACTTTTACTCGACCTCCACCCCTTTTTAATATGTCTTGCCAAGTCATTTTCCCTTCCTCCTTTTGTAAGTTTTACAAGCCGCACAAGTTGGGCGGCATCTTCTCTTTCTACCCTTTGAAGCGTCTTTTCTTCCACAAGGTTTAGGTCCGTTTTTCTTTCCACATGAAGAACAGTCAATCCATCCTCCCTGTGTTTTCTTTCCTTTACCTTCCTTTCCACCTCTTCGAGAGAACCACCCATGTAAGCCTTCTGACTTCTCTCTCTTAAAGTTATCGCCACTTCGACGCTTTTTCTTCTTATATTTCTTAGAAGACTTTTTACGACGAGCCTTACTTTTCTTTTGTAAAATATCTTCCCAAGATTTAGAAATATCCAAATACGCATCGGCAAGCATAAGTCCTACTTTTTTACCTGCTTCTATATCACTTGGGTAATGATTTCCCATTTGAACACGGGAGAGAGAAATTGAATCTGCCATAGTATTAAGTTCTTTTTTCTTATCGGGATATTTCTCACCGAGAACTTTAGCCAACGCATGTGCTTCAATAGCGTGGCCGCTTGGAAAAGAAGGTGTATCGTCTGTATTTGTCACAGACTTAATTTTATCCGAGATTTCATATGGTCGCTTTCTACCGTATTTCATTTTAAGTCGTATGGTATGAATGTCCACATCTTCTATAAAATCTTCCCATTCGGACATTTTTTCACCAACAATGTCGAGCAACATTTTATGGTTATTTTTATCTAAATCGTTAATAGTTTTTTTATCTAAGTCTTGACCTTCCATGATTTTTAGAACCTTTGGTAGTTCCTCTTCGTTATCGGGAAATGAAAGTTTAGGAATGTCTACTTCAAAAGAAGGTTCGGAATCGAGAAGTTTTTGCTTACTCGCAGAAAGACTGTTCATCCATTTGGATTCTTCCTTGAGTATTTCCCGCCACATGTTATCACTTCTTTTTTGAATTACCCCAATTAGCCGCACCCTTTTTACGACATTGGACTAAAGCACCGGAAGCGTAGGCAGAAGGCCATTTTTTATAACGACTTCTTACTTTGCGATAACAAGCGTCTTTCTTGGTCTTGGATTTCTTTTTCTTTCTGCCTTTTTTCTTAGCCTGTTTTGAACCCTTCTTGCGGCGAGACTTACTTTTCTTACGCAATGTATCGAACCACAAGTTAATCCCTCAGTCTAATTTTGTTGGAAATCCCCTTGCTCGTGATTGTTCCTTTTGCTTCATAGGGCAACTTGGTCTTGCTGGATATTCTTTCAAGTTTAATGGACACATACTGTATAGAACAACACTTTCTTTACATCTTGGACAAACACCTGTTTTCTTAACACCTTCCGATAAACTTCTCTTTTGGGCATCGCTAAGGTCTTGTTGTTTTACAATATCTTTCCATGTCATAATAATCACCTAATTTTAAACGGGGTTTTCTTCCATCATAATTAAACTTAAAGCACGAAGGGGGGAAATTTTCTCCCTACTTGCTCGGCTCATTGCTCTTTGTAATTGGTCTTCGCTGGCGTTAAAGAATAGAATCTTGTCTACAACCATTTCAATTACATCTTGTGTAATACCGTAATCGTGAAATAGAGTTGCTGTAATAAAATCCCTCGGCCCCATTGTCATTAAACTTCGTTTTTTAATCTCGTCTTTCCATGTCATTCTTTCACACTCCATAAGTTTGTCCATAATTTATGTCTTTCGTAATTCTCTTCTAAATAGTCGATAACCTCATCTTGCGATGGTGCGTTATAACCAAGACTGTTCGTAAGATGTTTATAAATGTTTTCAAATAAACTGTCTTCCGTAATATAAGAATCAAGCATTTCACGCCAATCAAGTTTAAGTATATTTTGCCATGTCATATTATCAACCCCTTATACTATGAATATCCATATATGTTCTTAAAGCAAATCTTACTTCTTCGATAAGACGAGATGTATCTCCGAATATTTCCATAAAAACCTTAAAAATATTAAAATACATTCGGGGTGAATCAACGGGTTTTCCTCTATGCAGGTCATCGAGCATTTCTGCAATTTGATTTTCTGCTAATTGTTGTTGACCTCTAAATCCACCAACTCTATCCAATAATGTTTTATTAGTATTGCTTTTCCAATTCAAATGATGGTTTTTAAAATCTCTAATTGTTAATTTTCTACCTATCGCTTCTTCAATATCTTCAATATCCATAAATCTATCACCTTCGGTTTCTCCTAATATTCTACCTCCGGCTTGTCTGTATATATCATCGTTGACTAAAAAGGTATCTTGACCGTGTAATCTTTCAGGTGTTTCTTCATTAGTTCGCACCTTTAATATATTTTCCCAACTCATGTATATTCCTCCCTTACCGCTAAGGCTTCACTAATTTTATCAATCAATCCACCGACAGTTGCATAAAATAAAGTATTACCATCTTCAAAGGCTTCATCATGTCCCTCATCTTCTGTAAATTGGTCTTGCTTTTCACCAATTCTTTTCATTAGTGTTCGTAATACTCCTTGAGTTCTTGGTTCGGAATACATAGGACTTTCTAAATAATCTCTTAAATTAAATATAATACCTATAACTGAATTTGGTTGGTTCACATTACCGATATAACGAGGTGGAAAGTATTCTACGATTTCTCTACGCAGGTCTTCAAACATAGCCGGTAAGTCGTCGTATTTTAAAATGTCTTGCCACTTCATTATTCCACCTGCTCTCTTCTTACAAATGAAGTCGCTATTCTATCTATGAGAGGATTTAAAAGTTCTACAAGTATGGTTTCAACATATGAATATCTTTCATCATTCATTTCCATAATCCTTCTAATTGCCCTTGTTCTTTGAGTAATATCTTGTATCATAGTATTTACTAATTTAATTCTAAATTGTCTATCATCTAAATTATAAGAAGTTGAATATGCTTGTATTTCTATCGTTAAAAGCATTTCAAAATACATCTTAAGATTTCTTTCCATTTCGGGTTGCAGTTCTCTCCACAACGCTATAAAATCTTCATGTTCTAATACCTCTATATCTATGTTATTTATCTGTGATATAAATTCTATAAAAGTGGCCGAAGTTTTTTTTGCTGTTTCAATTAATTCTGGTTCCGTATTATATTGCGCTTGATGAGTTGTTTCATGTGCTAATGTGTTCGCTATTTTTTCGGGAGTTACATTGGGATTAGGTGAAATATTTATTGAATCAGTCCTATAATCATAAGTACCATCGGCTGTTTTATCAGGTCTTAGTTTAATATTAGGTGCAGGTCTATCACGGTCTACCGGTTTGAATTTAATTTTTAGAATGTCAAACCAACTCATGCTAATCTACCCTATTATTCTACTTGACTATCTTCCGAAGCAATTCTTGAAGAAATTAGTTCATAAAGTTCATTTACTAAGTCCCCTCTTTCTAAAGAAGTTTCAAACATTCTGTTTGCGATTTGATATTCCCTTGAACTTTTATCATCTTCAAAGGCTCTCTTGACATGGTTCATAAAAATATACATTAAATTATTATCGTGAACGCTACCTTTAGGGTGTTTTTTTCCACTCATTACAGCCATAAACCAATCATAAAATTCTCTTACTGATTTATTCATATATTCATCCATTTTAGGGTCACCTTCATACACATCTCTTTTTAATATATTTTCCCAACTCATTGTAATCTCTCCTTATCTTGGACTATCTATTGATTCTGTGCCTTCATCTTCAGTATATCCACATTTAGTACAATATGAAACTTCGTCTTTACCTGTTAGTGAAGCCGCTTTATTAGGAAAAGTAGTCATCATTTTTGAACCGCATCTTGGGCATTCTTTATCCCCGTAAAAGGGTTTATTTTTTAGTATATTTTTCCAATTCATGCTAATCTCTCCGCTATATCATCTCGTATCTCAGTCCATACTTCGGGGTATCTTTCTATAAGAACCTTTTGTATAACTTCAATCTGTTGAATCACCACTGTTTCCTCTCGCTTATGTACTAATTTACCCTTAAATTCCAGCGCATACTTTAGCGACTCACGAATTTCTTTACTAAGTTTTACCAAAGAATCCACTGTCTTAAAATCTAAATCATCGTTATCTATAATAAATTGTTGAATCTTACCTTGAAGCATTTGAACATTTTGAGAAAGTAATTCAATTTCATTTAATTCTACACGGGCTACATCCAAAGCCGCCGATTGTTGTACGATAGGTTTGAGGTGCTTTTTCATATGTAAATTAATTAAATCCACACCGACTTCTAAATATGCGGCCACTTTACTTGGTC